ACTCAAGTCTTGTATTCACTGACGTGCCATAAAGCTGCATAAGCATCCCTACAGCCTTAAGCTGAAGATCCAAGCGTCCCTCTTTGGCTGCATTGGCAGTGATGAGCTTAAGCATTCGCTCATGCTCTTTACGTCTTTCAGATGTGGTCCTACCATCCTCTTCAAGAGCGTTCTCTCGCCACCTCTTAAATGCTGCAGAGATGTATCGTGTCGCGGTACGCTTAGATACATCATACTTCTGCGCCAGAACCTTCTGGGCCTGCCGATTGGTCAGCCCTTGGAGAAGCAGAAGCTCTGCCTGGTCAACCCTTGACTCCATCTGTTCTTTAGTAGATCTTTTTTCAGCCATAACATACTCCTCAAGGCAGTATATCAATAACCGCGTCAGTAAGAAACCAATTCGTAGAACCGCTGCTTGGGTCTATCAAACATCACGTTCACCTTACCCGTTCGACCGTGCCTATGCTTTTGCACTATGATGGTCCCCTCAACCGTCTCATGCCCATCACTCCACTCACTCTCAACATGCTCTGGATACGCTATCTTTAGGATGCCTGTTGCATCATGCTCTACCGCTCTAGACTCACGAATCTGCCCGCCATCGTTGAGTTGGCTTAACGCGATTACAGGTATTTCGTTAGTTCTTGCTATCGCAACAAGGCTGCTGGATATCTCAGCGACCTCTCGCTCTCTGGAGTAGGTAGAGTCTGTCCTCAGAAGCTGTAGATAATCAATGATCACCATGTCGCACTTACCTAGCTTTACCTGCTGCCTTACTGCTGCACCCAGTTGATATAGACTTAATGACGGCTGATCGAGTATCAGGAAATTACCTGACGCAGAATATATTCTGCCTGCGGAGTGCTGCAGGCTATCAATTTGATCAGACGAAAGGTGTCCAGATTCTATCAGGTTTCCTGCGATCCCAGATTCAGAGCTCACTATCCTTCTCATGAGATCAACGTGAGACATCTCGAGAGAACAGTACATCACCTTCGTGTCTCTAACTGCAGCATCAAATCCAATATTAACGCCCAGAACACTCTTCCCGCGCCCCGTGCCAGCACCAAGAACATAGAGCCCTCCGGGTCTGAATCCACCGAGTATCTTATCTAGCCCCTGGATTCCTGACGAGATCCCCGGTGGCTTATTCTTTTCCGCCTCAGGTCTTTCAAATGCAGCCTGAGCAAGCCCTATCACAGACTGAAGCGAGTCTTTGGCGGAGAAAAGTCTCTGCTCAGGAGTCAGGTCGTCCATATCAAGTAGACGCCCTATAGCAGTCTGCCTTGCTTCATATGCGCTGGAAGCGTCCTTAGCGAGAACAACAGCTTCAGATACTGCTTGAACGACACGTCTCTGCTGCGTTGACTCGCGCAGACTCTGACACATTTTCCCGAACGTGGAAGCTACCATCACATACTCGGAACTCATGTTCATCAGGTAATCAAACTTAACCGGAGTCGTTGTCGACTGAAGCGAATGATACACGCTTATCTGATCCACATCGTTTCCGGACATGAATAAATCGCATACAACCTTGTGAACATTTTGATGGACTTGGCTGGTCCAACAGTCAGCAGACAAGCTGACAAACTCCGTCAAATCAGCCCCTTGAAGGCAAGAAGAAATAATCTGCCCTTCAAGATCCTCGTGCATTGAAAACAACCCAACCTCCCTATTAATAAGTAACCAGACTCAAAAACACTATTCTAATAAAATTGATAAATAAACCTTTATTTTAAAAAACTTTTCATGCATGATGACCAAGGATTAAGAAAGGAGTCAAATAATGACTGACCAAATATCTAGAAGAATTAAGATTCGAATCATGGCAATGGGCTGTTCGAGTCTTAAGAGTTTTGTTGAGGAGTATAAGTTGAACGGTGGCGTAAGACCATACTCTTGGTGGAGAAATCTTTCGGAGGGGAGTCCGTACTCATCTCTTATTGAGGCCAGTGAGTGCCTGGGTGTCTCTGTTGATGCATTAATAGGAAGGTCTTCAGATTCGGACAGCGTCTTAATTAGAGAAGGCGTTCCTGGTGGCAGGGTAAACCTTAATGAGTGATAGAGCTGCACCGCCCAAGGACTCCATCGGGGGAACGACGGCAGCACAAGTCCTGGGTCATAGTAAGTATGGCAACAGGCATGCTGCATATCGTAAGATAGTTTCTGCGTTGGACGGGAATCCCATCAGCATCCCAGTGAACTTTAACATGCACCGTGGGCTGCTTGCTGAAGATAAGATTGTCGATATGGTTAAAGAGGACTTTGAGTCTTCCACGGGTATGCGTATCGCAGAGTTGTTTGGCAGCGGCGTTGTTAGGCATAAGGATTTTCCTTTTATACATGCGACAGTGGACAGGGTCGTCTTTGATAAGTCTGGGAAGATACGCGGAATCGTTGAGGTGAAGAGCTGCGACAACACCTGGGCGAGCTTTGATTGGGAACGAAAGGATTACCGATGCCAGTTGGAGCACTATGACTGCATATTTAAATCTGCATATGAGTCGGAGATCTCCGAGCATGGTCTTGATCATAACTACCTGCTTGTGGCAACAGGCGATGAGCATACGTGGAGAACGTTTGTGAGAATGATTGAGTCCGGTGAAGACCCTAGTGTGCTGAAGCCCATCATGGGCGTCGAGTATCGCAAGGTTGACTTTAGCGGAAGCTATAAAGACGAAAGCCTTCCTAGGCTCGTAGACTTCTGGACGAAGAATGTTGAGCCCAGAGTTATGCCTGATGTTGATGGGACCGATGGGTGCAAGGTCAACATTATGGAGGCTAACCCTGAGCGATCTGGCGGAAGGGTGGTGTCCGGTTCGGACCCTGAGTATGTTCAAGTCTCCACTATCATTGAGGGCAGGGCTAGGCTTAAGGCAAAATTAAAGGATCTGTCGGAGGAAGAGCGTGGGCTTAAAGAAGAGATAAGGCTCATGGACAACCACCTTAGATTTATTGTGGGTAGGAACAAGTGGATGGAGTCTGACTCGTTCAAGGTTACCGTGTCCAAAAGGGACGGTAGAAAGAAGTTCGATAAAGATCAATTCATGAGTGATAACCCAGGGCTTTACGAGAAGTATCAATCCGAAGGGGACGGATATGAAGCTTTGAAGGTTACACTGAAATAAAAAACGAAAGAGGACGAAATGTTAGCAAAGAAAGTATGGGAATCGTTTAGGTCTAAGCGAGTATTTGAGAATGGATACATAGAGAAGAAGGGTCGATATAGTTACCTTGCGTGGCATGCTGCACAGGAAATACTTAACGACGACTTTCCGGATAACACTGTAGAGTTCTCAATGTATAAGCACCCAAGCGGGTATGAGACCTGTGCCATGTATTACCCTGACGGAACGGCAGAGGTAAACTGCACCATCACGATTAGGGAGGACGGCGAGTCCTTTAGCAGGAGCATGTTTCTCCCTGTTAAGGATCACAAGCATAAGTCTATTGTTAACCCAAACTCTATGGCAATAAACACTGCAAAGCAGCGGTGTGTTGTTAAATGCTTGGCGATGATGGGGCTTGGTCTGCATGTATATATGGGCGCAGAAGATGATCCAGAATACGTAATGACTGGGCTGGATAAGGTTAGAGGATTCTGCTCTGAGTTGTCCGTGTCTGAAGACAAGCTTAACCAGTATGTCAAATCAGTGGCGAACGGGAGTTCTATCTACGAGATTGCTGACAGAGAAAATGGCGACATCGATTCGCTTCTCCTTTACCTCAAAGACAAGGTAGAGGAAATAAATAATCAAGAAAACAACAAGCTGGAAGACCAGCAGTAAGGAGAAGATGCTATGTGGCATTCGACGATAATTGGAAACGTGGGCGATAATGGGGAATTGAAGACTGTTGGAGATGGAAAGCAGGTCTTAAGCTTCAATGTCGGGATTAAGACCGGCAGAGAAAACACAGAGTGGGCACAAGTTAGCGTGTGGGGCAACTACGGCGCGGCTATTGCGGAGTCTGTAAAGAAGGGTGCTCGAGTCACTGTTGTGGGACGAGTGACCGGTGTAGATGCATATCAAAAGAGGGACGGCGGATTCGGCAAGTCTGTGAAGATGACGGCTGACTCAGTTGAAATACATAGAAGTCGGGACGAGTCTCAGTCTCAGCAGTCTATGTCAATGCAGAAGAGGCAGCCTCAACAGCAACGGCAGGCTCCTCAGTCACAGCAGCAGTGGGGATCAACTCCACAGCAGCAGCCTTCACCTAGCCAGGGACAGTGGGGTTCTCAGCCTCAACAACAACAGCAGCAGCCAAACGGTGGTCAGCAGCAGTGGGGGTCTGCCCCGTCCAATGGTAGTGACCCGATTCCATTCTAATGAATATAATTGGGATTGACCCAGGGAAAAGCGGCGCTGTTGTCTCTATGAACTTAGAGACGCACGCCGTTTCCTCTAAACAAATAACGCCTATGGTCAAGGTGGGTAAGAGCAGGCAAGAGTACGACATCCAGGGTATGTCAGACATTCTTAAGTCTCTATCTAGGAATGGCGGCAAGGTCTTTATCGAAAGGCAGCAGGCTAGACCTGGTCAAGGTGTCAGCTCTATGTTTACAACGGGTATGGGCTACGGGTTGTGGCTTGGCATATGTGGTGGACTAGAGATACCGATTGAGGTGGTCAGCCCGATTTCATGGACAAGGGAAATGCTGCGTGGAGTTCCAGGTGAAGGCAAGGGCAGGAACATACTCGGAGCAAAAAGGCTTTTCCCTTCAGAGGATCTGCGTAAAAGTGATAGAGCTCGAGTCGCCCATGATGGTATATGTGACGCACTGTTAATTTGCGAATACGGATGGAGACTTAGCTCGTGAAGTGGTTCATTACTCAAGAAATCGGAGACCTTAGTCAGAGACTAGTTGATGCGGGCGAGACGGTTCTATCTACACCGGATACTCAAAGAAACCCCGATGACCCTGATATGGAAGAGCCCAAGGACTACAACCTTAGAAGCATCATCACTAGCCTAGAAGAAACTCCAGACGTGATAATATTTGGTAACATTAATCAGCCTCCCTTCTATGCTAAGGGATTTGCAAAGCTCTTCCACAGGAAGGGCGGCAAAGTATTAATGGGTGGAAATGATAACGATCCAACGGGAATATTTTACAATAACAACAGAATGGTTCGATGCACCATGACGACCAAGCAGATCTCTGTCTACCTCACCAACGACGTCTCAGTTAAAAGAAAACTTCCCAGGAACACGCGAGTGTTTGACCTAAACGGGGATATTGAGTCCCTGATACAAGCAGCCCATGACACCCTCAACACAGTAGGCATGGGCAAGCTGTATGTTTAGATGGGCAGAGGATGTTCTGATCCTGAACTCTGCCACTGCGCTGCTCTTTATAATCCTTGTTTTTTGTGCCATATTCATTCAAACAGAATTCAAGGTTGAAGACGTATGTTCCCGATTTTCTTTGAGAACTCCAAGGTTCCATCACTACTATCTAAGATCGCGCCTTTTAAGGTGGGTGGATTTTCCTTTCTAATTTTCGTCTGGTGCCGTGGGATCGCGAGCCCAACACTTAGAAGGCATGAAATTACTCACTTTCTCCAGCAAAAGGAGTGTCTTTTTCTTCTGCAGTGGATCATGTACGGATTAGGCTGGGTTATACTCCTAGCTTATCATCGAGACACCTACCTTGCCTACCGAATGTCGCCTTTCGAAATCGAGGCATATGACAATCAGCATGACCCCACATACAACACCCAAGCAAGAAAACCTTATGCATGGATTAAGTGCATCCCCAAGTCATTTGAAAGGATTAAAAATGCCTAGAATACAGATCAATACCGACGATATGAGACTACAAAGGCTCGAGGAGATTGGAGAGCAACTTACGAAGAGTAATCCAGAGACCAGTATCTCTATCAAGAGAAGCACTGCCTTTGACTACCTGATTGATGCCATAGTAAATGCTAATCAAACCATGAACGCTCAGAAGGCGGACATAAACAGGCTGCAGTCCCTAGTCAAGGATGGCGAGAAGTCAGAGGTTCTCCAGAAGAAGCTTGATGACCTAACTGAGGAGCATGAGAAAACTCAGTACAAGCTGAACGGATGCAGGAATGACTGTCACAGGTTAGAGCGTGGAGCCACAGGCATGATGGAGACAATCTCATTTCTTGTAGATAGGCTTCGAGGTCTCGAGCTATGAGTGAGGTTTCATTCCGATGGGGGTTCGTAGGGATAGGTCAGGGTGGATGCAGAATTGCTCAGTCATTTTATTCCCTGGGATACAAGGACTGTGTATTTATAAACACTGCCAATGTGGACCTAGCTGGACTTGATGTTCCGTCGGAGCTAAAGCTGCTAATTGGTGGACACGGTGACGGAGCAGGTAAGGACCCGTCTATAGCTGAAGAGGCAGCATCCAATCAAAGGGAGGAAATAGGTGACGCAATTAAGGCTTTATCTGATTGTGACCAGGTGTTCATATGCACTGGTGCGGGCGGGGGAACTGGTTCAGGTGCAGCCTTGCCTGTTCTTGAGATAGCGAAGATGTGTCTACCATCCATTCCTGTTGGACTGATATCCTCCATGCCTGCAAAGCAAGAGCTGGTTTCAGATGCAACCAGAAAGAATGCGAAAAATCTTCTCAACGTATGCTGCGACTTGGCTGATTCGGGGGAACTGTCCCCGTTCATTGTTATGGATAACGAGCTAGTTAAGAAGAGGGTTAGACCGAGATCATTAAGGACTCTATGGATCGACGGTAATCTTGCGTTCGCCAACATACTTCACAAAATCAACAGGCTATCTGCGACCCCAACAATGCTGGTTAGCTTGGATAAGGCTGATCTTAAGACGCTTATGTTTAGAAGCGGAACCCTCTTTGTAGGGTCTCGAGAAATCAACAATCCTGAAGACAGGGTTCTAGTTGAAAAGCACCTCAATATAGCGTTCACCGCTGGCACTGTGCTTCATTCTGATTCTCCGCTTAAAGAGTCGGACTGTGCTCTGGTTCTTACTATGCCGAGCAGGATTCTGGATGGTGACGTTAGGTTCTTTGACCTCTTTACCGGGGTGGTAAACAAGTACCTGACCACTATGCCAAACTCTTATATTCACCGGGGGATATACGAAGACGAGTCTAGACCTGCGATTCGTGCTACAGTCCTGAGCATTGGAGACAAGTCTCCACGAAGTAAGATTGTGGCTAGGCTCAAGTAGCTACTTTATCTCAACGAGATCCCCGTACTTCATTACGAGCCGCCCAATCTCAGACATAACCTCGTTGGCAACATCGGTATCATAGATTATAACCCTATGTATGGCAGGTTTAGGATCGTCCTCACACCAGGTCGATTCAGCCCCGTCGCCCTCTTCATCCACAAACGCCATCACAAGATCGTCTTTGAGACCTAGCGCATCAATGGTGTCCATCTCTGGACCATCGAGAAGAGACGATATTGCTTCAGCTAGTTTATCTGAATCCCATGTAGAAAGCTCCGCCGTCTTGTTGTCCACCAAGGCAAAGGCCTTTGCCTGCTCATCGGTCCCATCCCATTCAACACAAGCGACACTGTCCCAGCCAAGGGCTTTGGCGGCTGTTACGCGCCCAGACCCGGCTACGCAGGTGAACGTATAGCTGCTAGTCTTTCTTACCAGCACAGGGAACACCTGCCCGTACTGAAGAAGACTTAGCTTAATCCCTTCAATGGATTCCTTTCCATGCCTCCTCGCGTTGTCCGGGTCGGCAACTATTTGATCCAGAGGCTTTAGCATCGGAATAAGATCCTTGTGAACATTCCCCTTGTTTTTCATTTTCCGTCCCTTTTAACTGTTGAGGTACCTACGTAGGAGCAGGCATGAAAAGAATTAGACCCATCACGAAGCAGGAAGTCCAAGAAATTCTAGACAGAAATAGGGAGGTCTCGGAATTTGTTCAGAAGAAGATTGGTCCCACCACCTGGAAAGAGCTTCTAGAGGAGTACGGAATGACTCAATCAAGTATGAATAATGCTCTGTCAAAGGGTGGGCTGCTTTCTCCCATGAACAGGGGTCCCGTAAGGAGGTCAAAAATGAGCAGCTTCGATGTCCTAAAGTCCATGACTGAGACACTGTGGATGAGAAGTGGTGATCAGTACGGAGAGATAATAAAGGAGGCTGCAGAAGACATCTTGGCTAAGCAAGATCTCTAACTGCAACAATCTTTGCGTCATTCTCCATGGTGCCATTATAGGAGCCTACGCCGTCAATAATCCCCCCGGCTCCAGGTGAGTCTCCGTCGCCCATCCTCCACCATGAAACAAGGTCTGAATGGCGAGAGAAGGACAGCATGTCTAATGGTCGGCCCTGGTTATACACTTCTAATGCCTCCGAAGGGTTGACCTCAAAATTATAAACAACGCATTCCGTGATATACTTTTCAAACTCGTTGCCAATGCCTCCAGCAGCATTAGCCCCAATTCTAACAGGGCTTGATGTGGACTGAAGCCCTGTATAGGGTGACGGATTACTCCTGGATACGGATTGGGTCTGCCCGTTAACGTAAACGCTTATACCGTTCTGACTCTTGGAGCCATCATAAGTCATCATTACATGGGACCACTCACCTGGAGGAAGTAGTCCAGAGCTCTGAGTGAAGGCACGTATAGCAGCTAGGTTACTGCCGCTTCCATCGTAAATAAACGCCTGAATCTCGCCCTGGTCATGAACCAGGAGCCAGTTGGATGGTACACCGTTTCCGCTGTTTTTTGATAGGATCGCGCCTTGATCATTCGAAGAGGTTGTCTGAACCCACGCACTGATAGAAAAGGGTCTATCGTTCCCAGCCCCATCCGTAAAGTTGAATACTGGATGGTCCCCCACCTCGACATAATCTTCAGTCCCATCCATCTCGATCACTAGCTTGCGGGATCTTCCGACACCGGGACCTCGATACGTGGGATCATCTTTACCAAAAGACATAAGTAATTCCTAAAGCAGTATGCCAAGAAGTATACCAGAAACGAGCCCGATAGAGACCGTTAAAATCTTATCCTTTAATTCAAGGGATGATTGGTTTCTTTGTATCTCGCTTTTAAGAAGGTCTTCTCTTGCGAGGTAGAGCTTCATTCGTATGTCTATATCCCTTAGGCACTTATCCCTTTCCGCCATGAGCGTTGGGACGGCAACCCTCTTGCACTCCAGAGCAGACCTAAGTTTTACCTCTGGAACAAGGATGCCTGAGCATGGTGACTGAATGGGTATGGATGATTTACATTCTTCAGAATTCGCTGTCGAACTCAGAAGCAAGACTAGAACCAGAGAGGTCATCAATTCTTTCCTTCTCATGCTCTATCTCCTTTATCGTCTCTTCGAATTCCTCGTTCGAATCAGAGAGTTCCTCCTCAAAGGGGAGCGAAAGTTTCTCGAGCTCATCAGAAATGCCAATGTCTCGTGTTTTCTTAGATGCAAAATACCGATATATGAATCCGAATATTAGGACATACGAAAGTATCTCAAGCGTCTTCCTTAGTGTCTTCCTTACCTGATCCATCCTCGAGCTCCTTGATATCCACCTTGGCTTTGGATGATAGCATTCTCTTGATTAGAGCAACAGTGAAGGCAGACATTGCACCACAAGCAGCGCCGAGTCCAGCACCATGAGCAGTGGGCTCCATTCCAAATCCAACACCACACCCTATGATGATTGCAGATATTCTCAGAACTGCATCAGAGATGTGCTTGGGTAGCCTGTTTTTGCAGATTGGTTTGATTGCTTGGACTACGCCCCAGCTAACGAACGAGCAAACAAGAACGTGCTTGATGTCGAGCAACTTAATCAGATCTTCCACGGATTGCCTCCTTGAGTCTTGGCATGCCTCGCTTGACTTCAGAGAGATCCTCCTCCACCTTTCTCAGCGAGACCTGGTTTTCTTTGGTGATCAGCATGAGCGAATCAATCTTATCCTCGAGACGTTCAACCCTAGACTTGGTATCCTCTGACCGCTGATGGGCGGACTCAGCCTTAGCCTCAACATCCTTAACCATGACGGTCACCGCAACAATCGAAGCAGCAACCGAGAGCGCCATGGGCACCCAGATTGAAGCAGCGGATATGTCGGTAGAATTATTATTATCTTGATGGCTACTCATACAAACTCCATTATAGCCAATATACTGGAGACATTAAACAATTTATACCCATCGATGCAGCATGCCTATATCGATCATGGCTTAGGAGATTCCGGAATGATAGTGACTGTTATAATCCCATACAACGTGTCAAGGGGATACCTTGGCGAAGCTGTAGATAGCGTTAAGTCTCAGACATACGAAAATGTGGAGCTAATCATAGAGAAAGGGGACTGCGTTTGGCCGGTATCTGCAAATAAGGCTATTCGAAAATGCAAGGGCGGCTTGATAAAAATTCTTTCAGAAGACGATCTACTAACGCCTACAAGTGTAGAAAGTGCGGTTGAGTATTTTTCAACCAACGATGCGGACTTCATACACTCCAACGCAATAAATTTCCATAAAAATGGACGTGAAGAATACTGGAATCCTTCAGAACAAAAGTATCCAGGGTCGCCCCATCCAACACTTGAGCGAAATCTTGAGAAAAACAGTATCCACGGTGGAACTGTTACGTACAGAAAAAAGTGTTTTGATGAAAGGCTTTTTGATGAAACGCTTTGGACCGGAGAGGAATGGGAGTTTCACCTTTGGTTACAGAAAAGCGGATATAAACTTGGATATTTAAATGAGTTTACGACCAGATGCAGAAGGCATCCTAATCAGAAGTCTCTTGGATCCCAGTCAAGACAAAAAGACAGACAAAAAGAATTCAGCAGAATAAGAGCTAAATTCAAATAGTTCACCAAGGATATTAAAGTCTTGGATCTTAATTACCGTATGTAATCAAAGCTTGTCCCAGTCAGTGCCTAGTACGATCTCATTTGTATGAGATCTTCGATCCATTGCCCCTCCAAGACTCCTGCTGCTGGCGTCCCATATCGTATTTCTAATATTTAAGACCTTAAAGTCCCCACTTGAGTGTCGTAACACGTATAAACTGATGCCGTTCTCTTGAGCATGCTTTGCGACAAATATATCACTCATATTTATATGTTTAAACATCTTAAGAGATGGAGTGAACGTATCCAAACCAAACGCCATACAGCCAGTCCCGCCGACGTTGACCCTTCGCGTTCTTTGAACGTGCCCCTTGCATGGGAAGGTGGTCTTTCCTCTTGACGAATGGTACTCGCCAGCATTTTTATGAATCAATGCTCCATGGTAGCTAACAATTTTTCCAATGTGCTCATCTTTAAGAAGTCTTATTGTTCGACTTGTGTACCATTCTGGATAGATTATGTCGTCGTCGCAGGTAAAGACGAATCCATTTATTCCATATGTATCCTTCATCTCCTCGGAGCAGAAGTAGAACTTTCCGACATCGCCAAGGTCTCCATGCTTCCCAGATGAAGACGTCTCGTACTCTACCTTATTAACACTCTTAGCCCACATCGGAACTTCACTCTCTTCATAATTGTTGAAGTAAATAAAGAGCCTATCGACCTGGGGAAGAAGGCTTTCACAGACGAGCTTTAATTCTTTCTTTCGAGAGGGAATCGTTGCAAGACACGCGACCACTTCATTCATCTACATTTCTCCCATTCAAAACGACGAGTCGATGAGGGGAGAGGTCGTCTTGGTGATATATTGTTTCGTCGTGCCACATGCTCTCATACTTCTTCCTCAACTCAGACCCAAACCCAGTCTCCTTATTATGAGTCAACTGATCCCCGTGCTGGCGGTATAGGTAGGAGTAGGCTCGATACATGCTTAGGTGCCCTCCTAGCTTCTGAGCTCGGTAGAACATGTCGCTATCTGCGGAGCACGGCCACTGACGAAACATGCCCAGCCTCTCTATCATGTTCCTTGAGTAAGCGTAACATCCGCCCAGAGGATGTATGGACCTCTTGAGCCTTCGTCCTGAAGCATCAATCTTGCAACTATATGTATTTACGATAGAGTTATAATTGTGGAACGACCTGAGGATGTCCCTAGACCGAGACGGAGTCCACATGTCATCCACGCCACAGAAAGAAACTGAATCAGAATCAAGAAGACTGAGCCCTACGTTTTGAGCACAATATGATCCAGAGTTCTTATCCAGCATCGCAATAGTAAAGTTGCTTCTGGCTTTAGAATCATAGAAGCACTCCTTGGCAATTTTAAGGGCATCTTTATCCCCATCAACAACCAAGATGATTTGATTCAATGAAGACCACTGGGATGTCAGGCTGTATATGCAATCCCGAATGTATCCATGGTGTCCATAGATCGGGACAACTACAGCCAGGGTCTTTATGGGTGACACTGCAATCAATTTGTCCTCTTAACTATAGCCACTTCCTTCATGGGAAAGTCAGGCACCGCCACATTGACAACATCAAAACCCTCCGGAACCACTATGGGTCTATAGAAGCAATGCCTAGCAAGCCTCACCCCATCCATTAACCTGTTCCAATAACTAAAGACTCCAACGCTACCAATGTTGCTAAAGAACGTACTCATAACTTCATTGTGAGCATCGTCACTATTAAGGTGAAAGAGCACGTCCATCATAATCACCATATCCATAGGATCAAAGAATCCCTGAATGTCTGACTTCTTAAATGAGGAAACAGGAGAAGGAGGAGAAGAGTTATGCCGCTGTATAACAGGTTGAGCTATATCAATACCGAGGTACTCTGATGGGTTAAGTTGATCGAGTATAGGAAAAATTAAATTGCCATCTCCGCACCCAAGGTCGAGAATGCTTTCGCACCTTGATGCCTTAAACTCTCTAATTAGAATAGATCTCTTAAATTCGGCCTCATCACCATATGAACCGGCACCAGAGTCTCCCCCAGATGAATACCTGTTAGACCAATAATCATTCTCGTTATACATAATACTCCTAACGGGACGGGGTCCAGCACGGCGTGCCCACCACTGCCTCCGTAACTTTGTATTGGTGATCAGGTGCTTGAGTGGGACAAGTCCTGGCGGAAGAACAATACAATGAACACGGTAAAGCTGGATACCCCTAAATAAAAAAAGGGAGCCAAGAAAACTTGACCCCCTCTTAAATCACCAGACGAACCTATTAGGCGGTGATGTTGACCACTGCGAACAGGTTTGGTCGGATTGTCGCGTTTGCATAGCGAGTCATGACACCCATGTCTACACATGCAGTACGAGGATCTCGGAATACACCAAGGTCACTTACTGGAATGTAAGTAGCGTGGATGTGACCAATTTCCTGTGGATTGTCAGACTTAACGCCCAACAACAAAGTGTTGGCAGGCATGAAGCGCATTTTCCAGATGTCATATCGGTGGTTAGCTACGCCAAACTTGTTGCTGTAAGCATCGATATCGCCACGCACAGAATCAGTTCGGTCAGCGCCAGCACTAGTGATGCTGAAGGCTTGGAGTTGCTCAAGGAACAACAGTCCGTCAGGATCGCCAGCAATCCAGTTAGCGCCACGGAAACCATCAGCAGACTTAAAGATGTCGTTGTCTGCAGTTTGGATTGCATCATAAAGAGTCTCTTGGTGAATCTTTGGATCCAATGAAGCGTAAACGCCCTGAGGAGTCTGTGACCAGCCAACAGTGTTATTAGTGTTTGCGATAAGCTGATCAATAACTTCGCCCTGCATCTCACGTCGGAGCTCAGTAGCCATGAAGTTACGAAGTCGATCAGACAAAGAGTCGCCGTACTGGCTCTCAAGATCTTGTTCAGCCTGAACTGTGTATCGAGCCTGAAGTCGCTTACACTCCGCAGTGATGGTTGAAGCAGTCAAAGAAAAGTCAACGCCAGCACCGTCATTGCAAGAGCTTTGGGGCGTTTCACCAGGGCAGTCCGCATAGTTTGGATCAAGACCAGTGTTGAAGTCAGTGTCAGGTCCGTAGACTCCTTGGTCCGCCTGCTGGTATCCCATGGTGTGAACGAAAGCAGTTGGACCGTCCATTGTTCGCACGTCCACAAGCTGATCAATTACGATCTGCTCGAAAACCATGTCCACCATCGCAAGAGACTGCTTGGTGAAAGTAGCGATGTCGTCAGGAACGATGTTCTCCGTAAGAGTAGAAGGAAAAATCCCTCGGTCAGCCTTGAATACGCTGGCAATGTTGCCGCGCCGAGCTGTCTCTTGGATGAATCGGTACTGACGCTCCATTGCAGAAGCAACAACTTTCTGCTTCTCAGGACGCTTTGCGCTGATGTACTCACCCCATTTCTCTACGAGCGTAGGGGCATTCTCGTTTAATGCTAAGATACTCATTTTATCCTCCGATTTATGCCCGGTTCTTGTTGATAAGGGCTAGTAATTGTTCATTAATATCATTTGTTAAAGGAGCTTCTGCTTCCGTTACTTCTTCAGCAGACTCAGTGACGAGATCGTCAGCAGCGTCAACAACCTCTTGAACCACTGGCGCAGCTACAGGAGCATTGGCTTCTTCGATCATTGAGAAAAGTCGAGACGCATGAACAGGAACAACCTCTGGTCCAGAGATTAATCCAGACTCAACGAGAGCGTTAAGCTCCTTGCGAACCAATCCAGAGAAACGCTTGCCGTCAACAGCCTCTTCAACCGAAATCGCCAGAGCATCACTAAGTTCTCGAGCAAGCTTTTCTTCGCGAAGAGACTGAACCTCTTCATTAAGAGTAGAGAGTTGCTCCTTAAGCTCACGGGTCTCCGCCTCACTCAGGTTGGTGCGAGCACGGCTCACATCCATTTGCTCACGAAGAGCAGAAACCTGCTCTGCAAGTTTATTCTCGGTTACAGCTTCTGGATCATCAAAGCTTACAGCTTCCACAATCTTCAGAAGAACCTCTTTCTGGGACTCATTTAGAGTCTCCAGTGGATCACTCTCAGCTTTGACAACAGTAGCCGCCGCTGGAGCTTCTTCCACGATCTCAGTATTCTGATCGCTCATTTCTAACTCCTCTACGGCTTCGACAGTCTCCTCTGACTCATCTTGCCGCTCACGTTTTACAAACGTTCCTGCACTAGGAACTCTAACTAAATCATATGTTTCAAGATCGAACTCATGAACAAGCTGCACAGTCCTACCCATGAATCCGGGATTAGCCTCAAGATACTGGCTGCCTTCATCAAGAGTGATTTTCTCAACAAGTCCGGTGCCACGCGAAGACGCGCCGATGTCCATGCCTGCACGATACAGGGTAAGAAGATCTCTACCTGCAGCAGTGTTGAGAAGTGCAAACACGCCCTCTGCCATAGCGGTGTTACCATCAACAACAGTGTCAACAGATACAAGGCGGGCAGCAACTTCGAATGTCGACCCGGACTCTGGGTGACCCAGCTCTCCATCAACAAACTCACCCGATTCAAGCCTCTCTTGAAGCCTAGCATTTTGCTCAACAAATTCCCGAACCTGGTAGATACGCCGATTCTTGTTAACAACACCCGCTCGGCCTAACTCAGACTGAACTGCGGCGATGTAGATGTCTGGGTCAAGACTCAGGGTCTCAACATCTTCGACTAAGCGAGAACATTGCTTGACAAACTTTTCTGTCAAACTGGTCCTCTGCACACAAACGTCTAATAAGTTTTGCTTTTCCATGACTGGTATCTTACCAGAGCAGCCATTACATTAAAACCTTAAATGTTTCAAGGGTTTACCGATAGGCTGGCTACCCATCAAGAAGACTGGACCAGGAGGGCACAACCACTGGACCGTTGCCGTTATCAAGGTTGAATTTCTGTCGATCTACCCATTTACCTTTTGACAAAAATGCTGTTTTCATAAACGATCCAACAGCCTGCTTTAGGATCGACGTCTTCTTTCTGGATGGGTTCACCTTCTCTATTGCATCAAGCATAGACTCAAGCCTATCTTTTTGCTTTTTATTGAGAGGTGCTCCGTCAAGAATGCCGGGTACTGGAATTGCCACCCCTACTTCCTTAGGGCTTTAAGTGCAAAGATGAGTGTAGATATCTCTTCTCTATCTCCTAGAGAGGCATTCTCTGCAATAAGGATCATCGAGTCCGCACGACGCTCAAGCTTTGCGCGAACATTGGTGTCGCCCTTTCCTTGCTCTACATACGAAAGTATCTCGAGAGAAACTGTGGGGGCATCCTCTAAGACCTTGTGGTCGCACTCTTCCGAATTAGAAGACTCATCATAGCTTGACTGCTGCCTGTCTCTTCGATCATCGGATGAGTATTTATCCTCAAACTTGTCCTGCACCATCCTTAAAGAATAGAACATCTGACCGCCAGCCGTTTGAGGGTCTCGCTCTTGCCAATCCTGCAGCGCCTGACTGATCATAGACATAAGCATGTAGAATGAAGTCTTAGCGGGCTCACCATGCTCCGGCATCTTCTTTCCGGCTTCAATGATCTTGCCCATATCTTCAATGTACTTTGCGGCAACATCATCGTCGGAGATCTCCTTGGCCATGTAGAAGTGGAGCATGCCTCCAAGGGTATGCCGTAGTGCGACAAACCTCATGCCCCAGTTTGCCTCGTAAAGCTTTCCGTGTCCCTCATACTTGTATGCCCCGCCTTCGTAATTCTTCATAGATACTTCTTCCTTTTTTGAACTTAGTGGATGAGGACTTGGCAACAGGTCGTTGTCAGGCCCATTATATTTTGGATCATCTGGTTTTAAATTTTTAAGCATCTTTAGGAAAGCCCTTACCCTGCCGAACGCCCATTGAGCCCTGGTGACTCCTGGTCTATGCGAGGTGCTGAATGCGCCAGCGCCCCGAAGCCAAACCTTCTTAAGCATCGGCAACGTTGATATCTTCCTTTCGTCTCCACCCATAGCGTCGTTGTGGGCTTTCACTAAACGCTTCAGCGCAATGGTGGTCTGCTTGTTGAAGCTGGGGGCAGGAGACTTATCCGTACCCTTACCTGTATTCTTTCCGCCCTTTATCCTGTCCTCTGGTGGGGCAGGCGTACCCTTACCACCGTCACCCGCCGCCTCCCGCTTCGACTTGATCTTGTCCGACATGGACTGAATCCAGTCTCGTCCTTTTCCGTCGCCATTGTCACCCCATAGAAGCCACGCAGTATAGCCTGGTGTTGGAGGGTCAGACCAGTCTCTGCCTTTCGTTAGATTCCTGTCGTCGTCATGCCTCGCCAGCCATGCCGCTGCACGCACAATCTTATCGTCAGACCAGGACCCGGACTTTACCGCATCGGACGCAGACCTGACCGTCGCAGGCTTCAGTCCGTCCCCACTAAAGCCATCCTTGTGCAGCTCGAGACCCTTCTTGAGGGCTGAGATTACATACGCTGGCAGCTTCTGATCTTCTGTGTAGCCAGAGGAGTACGCTGCAGTGCCTTGAGCAGACGCAAGGGCTCGTGCTGACTTCATGTCCTCAACATCACCAGGGTTAAAGGTATAGCACTTTCCAGAGTCGCCCCATTTGTAGCCAGGCTTTCCGTCGAGTTCACATGAGATAATAGGCATTTGATATTCTCCTTGGATACGGAGACATTATAACGCTTGAGAGGGAGAAGTGGAAGTGGGAAGGGGAGGGAGAAGGGAGACCCCCCACCAAGAGGGGGACTCCTTTCAGTTCTTTACTACAGGATGGACCAACAAAGAGCATCGCTGCTCTCGCTGTCGCTTATCATAGCAGCACTCAGATGAAGAGTAACTGATTGACGAGCCTGATCTAAATCAACATAGTCTGCTCCGTCGATAGTCATTCGACCACCACCAGTAACAGTTCCGCCATTGATTCTAATCTTGTATCCGGATGCCAGACCCTGAACCTTAAAGGTAACAGTTGCACCTCGCTCTGCAGCGGTAATAGACGTTGGAAGATTGAGGGATACATCCGAAGAAATAGAGCCCAGGTCGTAAATATACGCACCTTCCAAAGAAGAGATTGAAGATGGAAGCGAGGCGGTGCCATTCAAAAGCCCTGTTGAGCTCTTGACTAATGGACCATCGAGATCGTAGCCCGTAGGAGTAACGAAAGAGCCAGTGCTTCCATCGTTCTTGTAAAAGCCAGTACCAGAGCTGAAAGTAATTTCACCGTCAGCATTAATTAACGGCATAAGCCCCTGGTCAAACGATCCTGAACTTACTGATGAATCAAAGCCTACGAAGACGTTATCGCCCGAAACGGTTGAAGAGCTCGCCTTCTTAGCGACACCTTCAGCAGTGGTGCTCGCAGTTGCCACAGCGATTTCAAGCTGGTTAGAGCCGTTAACGTTTGTGGTCAGGATGGTCCCGTCACCTACAACAGCAATAGAACCAGAGGTCGTGACTGCCGTAGTCGTATCACCATCATCGTCGGCAAGAGAGATGCTTGTAACCGTACCCTGATTACCTGCTGTTCCCGCAATAATCTCACCTGATGAGTTAATCGCTAAAAGGCTATCAGCAGCAAGGCTCGCAGAAGCACTAACCTTAAGCATCTTGCCTTGTGCAGACGATCCCACGCCAGTAGCCAAACTTTGGTTTGCAGCATTCCCAAAAGCGCCTGCAGAGATAAAGCCATCCCCGCCACCAATGCTGAACGAGCCTGAGTTATAAAGATACTGGAGGTTGTTGCTTGGGTCAGACACCGTAACTGTGTAAGTCGGAGTTCCAGCGCCATCGCTTGAAACGCTCACAACGGTGAAGTCATATCCGCTGCTATTCATCACCTGACCGGCTTGGACTGAAGAGACGTTTGTTTGCGTCTTGACGGTGTCTGCACTTGGGTCAATGGCGTTGGATGAGATGAACTGACCAGAGCTAACAGCGGTCCAGCTGACAGCCTTGACAAGATCGCCCGCGCTTAATGCGCCTACGATCTCAGCAACCTTTCCTGCAGCAATACCCGTATCCAAGCTGATGAAGCCACTTGAAGCAGTAAAGTAAGCAGAATCAAATGCCGCCACACCTCTATTACTGGAGCTTACGCTGCTTGAGCTTGAGGCGGTCGAAGCGTTACCGATGATTGTCTCAAGATCGCCTGCATCTAAGCCTTTATTTTCAACGCTACTGCTCTGGGCTGAGTACGAAAAGCTGTACCCTGATGAACCTACAGTGTCACCAACAGCTAGGTTGCTAATGAAGCCCGAAGAGATGCTTACCTTCCAAGACGAGGCGGAGCTATCTATCGAAAGAATTGTACCAGCAACGTTTCCGTAAGAACCTGTCGCGCTAAATGTGGCTCCTGCATATAAGTAGTTGAAGTTGGCATTGCTGCTGAACTCCATTACCGGAACAGATAATCTACCCAGAACTTCGTTTGTACTTAAGGCATCATCAAGCTTAACGATATCACCAGCAGCCACACCAGTGTCTTCTACTGCTGCTGTGCCAAGACCCAAAGAAGTTCGAACAGTAGCACCAGACTCAGCAACGATGTCGCCATTGGCATCACCAACAAGGAATGTGCCGTCTGCAATCGTTAAACCAGCGATGTCGTCAAGGAGAGCATTCTGAGCTTGAGCTCCCAAGTTCGTGCGCGCCGTAGCAGCGTCCGAGGCACCTGTACCACCATCGGCTACAGCGATGTCGGTAATGCCTGTAATACTGCCACCAGTGATAGACACAGCGTCAGAGTCTTGAGTAGCGATTGTGCCTGCACCAATTACGGTACGAGCAGCAGAAGCATCAGCAGCAGTGATAAGACCAACCATTGGTGCAGTGCTAGAACCTGTACCGCCACTAGCAACTGGAAGCGTGCCACTTACGTCTGAACCTAAATCAACAGAGCTTTGAGTCGCAAGCGAGCCAAGACCCAAGTTTGTTCTAGCAGAGCTCGCACTATCGAGATCGCTCAGATTGTTGGTCTTAAGCAACGCGCCAGTAGCATTAGCAGCAACAACCCAACCAGCTGATGGGGTCGTTCGATAGATCATGGTGTTGCCAGCGTTATTAGAACCACCCTCGATGAATACGTGAGCACCTGCAGTAGGAGCGCCAGTATCTGGAGAAGTAGAGTCCCATGCCGAACCGTTCCACTCTACGATGTTGTTCGAGAGCGAGGACCACGCGCCACTACCACTAGCACCTACAAGATAGCGGTCTCCTGTAGAAGGAGTTGAAGGGGGAGCGTCCTGTTGAGTAAGGACAGAAGCAAACCACTCGCCGCCGCCTGCCGCTACAGCATCAAGAACATACTGCTTATTGGCTAATGCGTTGCTTGCAGTAGCAGTTGACCCGTCAAATAACGAGCCTTTAATGTCGAAGTCATGAACTCCAAATAATCCGAAAGACATCAAATACCTCCATTAGGAAATGATATAATAGTTAGTGCCGTCAGAAACCAATGTGACGGCGGAAAAGTCATTATTGAGATCTATATAAGTCTCATCGTCAATCCGTCCCGTAGAAACCAAAACCCGGACACGGTTAACGTCAGCACCCGCTGTATTCTTAATATAATACATCACCCCAGTTGAAAGAGATGGAGCAGGTAGATTTACACTAACCAGCCCAGCCGTACTGTCAACTAGGAGCGCAGTTTCAGAGGTTGGGAGATTATATGGACTATCAGCCGAAGTGATGCTGACAATCGACACGGTTCCACCGCCCCCTCCTCCTCCTCCTCCGCCTCGGAAGGAGCCCCTAAACATTACTTAACTCGCTGGAGGAACGTCGTACCAAAGTTCCATCTGAACTTCCGGTGTACCGCTCTCCGCTTTCAGAAAGAATCTGGTTACGTTGGGATGGCTGCTACATCTGAGCTCCACGCTTGGACCATTAGGGATTACAACATTGTATGCATCGGCCGGTGTTGGGCTTCCTGCAGAAACATAAAATGCAACTCGAACTCTCTCTGCTGCAGTGGTTGAATTATTCAACAATGCTACAGACTTAAGAAGCCCTCTCTGATCCCCATCAGGGTCCTGAGCAATTCCGTCCGCTGCACCAGCATAGGCTGCAGTACGAAGATCGATCTCAGTGTACGATGCGCTGCTAACCGTAATGGTTCTAAGCAGCCTGTTTGCGCCTGGCTCATCTGTTGTCGGGATATGCCCGCGCCAGTATGTCGCTAATGATGGTAGTGCCATTGTTCCTCCGATGCTTTCAAATTATCATTTGGTTTGTTGTGTTTATACCCATTGAGAAAATTATAATTCCTCTGAGAACTTTAATCCCTTAATCTGCATTACTGCAGCAGGAGTACATTCTGTTTGATTCTTAATCTCGGATGGCGATCCTGTGAAGGACCCTGCTCCGCCTTGGCTATTGGCTATCTCACGCTGCCATGTGTAAGCAACATTCTGAGCTCCGTCGTATCCAGTAAGCCTAGCAACGCAAAGCCCGTGTGGGTTAGATAGGGAAGGCTTCAGGTCTGCGATGGCGCTCATCTCTCTAGGGGTCAGGTTTATCGTTGTCCCAGATAAGGTCTGCATATTATTTCCATCGAAGCCAAGTGCAAGAACATCCCCGTTAATTCCAATAGATAAAACCCTCTCAATGAGCTCCTGCCATGAAAGCTTCTGGATCTCTTGAGCCTGCGCTGGATTGACCCAGTGGTCGTCAATGTTTCCGTACCCTCTACGTGGGTTCATCGTGGACGTGTTCTGAGCATTAGAGACAATGTCCAGTTCCGCCGAAGGTCTAGGCTCATAAGACACGTCCCAAGATTTCCTTGGCTTATGGTTTCTCCTGGATTTTCTCCTGCCGCTCAGAGAGTCAAATAGAGAGCTTCCCGACTCCATATTGTAAGAGTAAGAGAGGCTAAAGTCTGGATTAGATAAATCGAGACGCTGTCCACATATAGAGACCCCGAGTTTTAGAAAGTCATCTGAATGGTCCCCGCCGCTCAAGGTTATTCGCATGTACCGATACCTGGTACCCCTCTTTAGAGAGCTCGATCCAAGTGAGTCGAAGAAATCGGGAGTGTTGGCTGCGACCCTGTCGCTGATGATCGTCATGGAACCCGGAGTCAGCTTTCCTGCACTTGAAGCTTCAGAATCATCGGTACGGAAAACGTCTGTGATGCTTCTATCAAGAGTAAGGTAGTCGGTACCATTATCAACAATCTTGTAGTAGTAGGAATACTTTACGTCTGAATTTGACCGCAGTTCTGATGGCGAGAAATCCTCATAAGAAAACAATGTCGGGCTGGCGCTCTTATCCACCACCAGTAGGTAAAAGTTCTCATTCGACTGAGATTTAAATTGGCCTGGTCTAAATGGAGCGTACCGTGGATTCATATCGGGCGTCGATAGGTCTGTCTTGAAAACAACAGTGGTCGGATTACTCGAATCCATGAACCAACGGATTCTTGAGTCGGGGATTCCGTCTTCAATATTCTCCCTTAGCCCCCTGTACTGAAAGTACATCAAGTATGTTGGCTTAAAGAAAATTCTTGGCTGTACGTCGTAATAGTCCTGCCAAGCAGACCCATCATAAATACGCAGTCCGACACCAGCGTCTCTTGCGGTATAGCCTGGGAGCACATTCACAAAAGACCACCCAAAGCCTGACCAGTTTGCAATTTTACCTGCCTGCCCAGACCACGCCCCCGTTGGAGAAGTTCCGACAAGATACTTGTCATTTAAGGACGGGTTTGATGGAGGCGTATTCAGTTCAAGGAGAGAGTTCGCCCAATAATTAAAAAGCAGTGAGTTTGTGTGACCCGGAGAGCAAAACAGCATGGTCAATTCTGGTTGCGAGGCGGTTCCATAGGTTCCAAAAGATGGGCTATCGTTAAAGTCAATAATCGCAGACCCTGTGTTTATCCCAAAAAGGGATACTGATTCTGGGTTTATTGAGTTGCTGCCCGCATCATAAATGATCTCGTAACTAGGCACTCGAGCCGTTTGAACATTGTCGACACCACTCTCCGATGGAACGGAGAAGGTTATCTCTTCTGTAGGGCTCCTCCACCCATCCTTCACTGGGGCATCAAGTGCAGCCAACGCTGGAAAGGTGGACTTACCTTCATAGGAAAAGGTGTCTTGACCAGTTGAACGCCCTCGAAACGAAAGCTCAATTCCGTTATCTATCATCTGCGGAAAAGTGGAGCATCTAGCAGGAGACATTGGAGACATCTGACCAGCATTATAAAGCCTCAAGAAATCCATTGCTGGCTCCTTGGGTACATGCAGGTCCTCCCTAAATTCAAAGAGACCAGAATCAAGCTCACCCTCTTCATAGTCTATGGCAAAACAAGGCTCTGCGTTTAAGAAAGACCGAGAAAACTGTACAGACTGAAATGAGACCCTAACCCCGCTAGTATCAATAGTGGTATCGTAAACCCCGTACCCTACGTACTCAGCAGCAGTGCTGCTTGCCACATTGTTTCCAAAGGGATCTAAATCCTTAGAAGCAACTGGCGACATGCTGGCTGCACTAGGGCTGGAGAAGTCCTGTAGAAAACCAGGATCAGAATATCTATTCCATGGACGAGCATAAAGAAACGGAGTGTAGTTATCCGTAAGACTGGTGGAGGATACTGGCTTAACCCCCCACACCACCTCATAAAAAGGAACCTTCTCGCTTAGATTGGATCCTGTTCCATTGTCGGAAAAAACGAGCTCATCACCAACTGGCGAGTACTCTGTGGCAGATCCGTTGTAATATATTTCCATGAGCCGAAGGTAGACACTAGAGCCCACCCTGGAGATGCATAGCCCCATAGAAAGAAAGTTGCCCGATGCTCGGCTTCCGTCACCCGTGTCTCGAAGAAATACTTGGGATGAGCATCTTAGCCCGTAATCAAGAGTGCCCCCGGTGGTAACTGAATTGCTATTTCTCCTATTGCCGCCCGACTGAATCTGGAAAACGGATCTTTGAACAAAGCTTAAAGCATTCCTCGTAGCCGGATATGTCGATTTAAGGGCTTCCCCGTCCGTATTCGGGAAGGTGAACTTTCCGTATACCTCATTCTGATTATAATCTTTGTCAAAGGAATAGTTAACATACTGGTTTGCGCCGAGATTTAGCTCCCACTTGGTTGCATAAGAAACTCCAGACTCAGCATCTTCCTCTATTGACCCGTTAGCGCCCGCGCTTGCAGACCTCTGCCACCCCCAGTACTGCGGATTCTTTGCCCCCATCAATGACACCTGATAAGAGTTTGCGCCAAAGACCATTCCGTTTTGATAGTCGGAGGCAGTGATCAAGTCTGGTGCCCTTGTTACAGAATAAGGATACGAATCATAGATATTATCAGTCACAGCGCCGTCAACGGATTGTAGGTTGAACCTAACCTTCCCGTCCGCCTGATTTGGCACAACACTTGTTATCCTAAATGTTGGTCCTTGCTCCCAGTGGTGGTTCACGATAATCGTGAAAGTGATAAACCTGTCGAATCCTGCAACATTTAAATTCGCAGCCTCACTTTTATACCAGACATCAACATGGGAGTTTCCCACAGAGTTCTGAGTACCCTGAAATGGCTGATCATCAAACAGTATCCCAGTAAAGAGTTCCAGATTTTGAGTAACTGGACCCTCATCGTATTTTAACTCATTGAGTCGCCCGGCCACGTCGTAAGCTGCATCATACCTACGGATCTCAGTAGGAAGGTTTACTCTGAGTGGCTGCATAGAGTCTGAGAATAAAACATTGACCGATCTAGTCAAAATGCTTTTGTCTACATTTCTTTGCTGGAGGTATTCACTTGATCCTGGACTATCAGATACGCCTGTCTCGAACCCTTCGCACACAGCGGTCACAATTTCCCCCTGGTGTAAGCATGTGGATATATCTATGGGACCACTTACAACTATGGGCCCTCCCCCGAACCTTTTGTAGACAAGAGTTTCTTCGCCAAAGTTTCTTATCCCAGCAAAATATAAAGCCCCCAGATACCCTCTGTCATGCGGAGCCGTGTTCCTATAGTTTGGGGATATGCCCGACGTGGCCGTTTTATAGGCGTACTCAAGATAATCTAATAAAGGAGGCGCATCGGAATAAGGGTTATCCCTTCGCCCGCCAAAGTATGGTACAGCCATGCCGAATCTAGATATCGCAGCCTCCACAGGCTGGACAGTAGAATATATCTGGGCAGGCAGGCTGGGGGCTATTTCAATACCTGTTGATCCAAAAGAGATATCATCAACGCTCAACGCTCTCTGATAAACATGGCAACCCTGACTATTGCCGGGACCGCCAAGATTTAGAGTAACCAGTGAAACAAGATACCCGCCCTCTGGCGTTAGGCATATGGACCCGCTTAAAGGATATATGCTCTCATCGATATGAACAGCGTAAGTAGATGGGTATGTTCCTGTGTAAGATATCTGTCCGTATAGAGGATAATAGCTGCCGCCTCCAAGCCTCTTTTCGGAAGACCACTGCTGTCCGTCCATAGTCACAAATATAGAAATGACGCTCTGCTTAATGGGATCTGAGTCCGAAGGTGTCGCACTACTATATCCACGATCCCCAATAGGGTTAGCCGTAAGAAGTATTACCATCTTTCCGGATGGGTCGATAACGGAATCAAGGGAGCAAAACTGCTGATACTCGTAATCCGAGCCGAACTGAAGATCCATTATCTCCGTAGCGCCAAATGTGACACCCCTGTCGTCGCTAATTAGGCTCACCAACTTGTCGGAGAACGCAATCACCACTACGAGCCTACCGCTTGCAAGCGCCTCTGCGGTCATGGCCAGCGGTATCGTCTGATTATTTAAGTTTGATACGTCGGTAATTTCGTCATTAGAGAAGAACCCGTCATACTTATTCAGCCCAACACTCGACCGTCTCTCAATCTTAGATCCATCAGAAACCCCTGAAGAAAATCCGGAATAAGAATCAAGTGTAGACTTAATCTCATCTACATGAAGATAAGATGAATTGTTGACCGCGTCACTAGCGTCCCCAAGGTACCCACAAGAAATAAGTAAAACCTCTTCCGTATCCTGGAACTGAACTAGAGATATTCCAGTCGCGCCAAAATCCGCATCATTCGAAAGAGGATACTGATCATTCTCTTCGCTCCAGTACTTGTCTTGATTGAGGCTTAGCCTAAGCTTAACATTGTGAGAACTGTTGATAGACGGACCGTTTGCGTATCGAGGCACATAGTAAACATCAGCATCACCAAGAGTCCATGAGACGCCTTCAGTCTTATCCTCGAGCACAAACGTCTCGTTTACTGCGTCAACTTCAACTATCTTGTAGTAAGTCGAAGTGCTGCCTTGGTGAGCAACAAGTTGATTTACCTGTATGAAGGACGCATCCCATCCTGAATTGACGGTGACGGTCCTTGTCGTACTATTATATCCTGAGGTTGTAAAGGAGTGGGCGCTTGAGGCAAGCGATGAATCCAGAAGGCTACTAGAAAAAGACCACATCCAGGGGGGTGAGTATGAGTCTAGGTACGCAGATAGAAGATTGCCATTCTTTAGGCTCAGAAGTTGAGGTCTAGTGTAGCATTGAGCCTTAGCCGACGCAGCATCATCGTAAGCCAAGGTGAATGGAACCTTGCTAAAGTAGTTAGGGGTCGTCCGAAACTGGTAGCTGGCTTCAGAGTCTAACTTATACGAAAACCGACTTCTGCTAGAAGCCCCGTCTGTCTGTATCAATCCTGTTCCAGAGGTCTTTCTGGGGCTTATGCCTGCCTCATACGAATAAGTAGACGCATTTTCGGTGTCCTCTTCGTAAGTCGGATTAACTGACCCGGTTGCGACAATTGAGACATCGCCACTAGATCCAATACTCTTTGACACCGAAGGCTCAAGTGCCCCCTCACCATACATCTCAGTCTTCGTTGACTGATTAACACCCGATACTGTAGGCGGTGTCGTTACGGACTTCACCGACTCGACCTCCGAAGACTTTAAGTTCTTATCCTGAAGTATCGCGTATCTTCTATTGTATGATGACATATTTAGCCTCTAAGTTTATGACTGCCGGATCAGCGGTGCTCCACCTATACCACGAAAACCCATAAGGTTTTGAGAGGAAGACTTGGAGCCTGGACCAGCAACACTTATCGAACCAATCAAGAAGGGGAGCAAGGCTGCGGCAGCTTGACCGAGACCGTTCGCATTCGGATTGATTCCAACATTTACATTTAAATTAGGTGCAACACCCGCACCAGAATTTATCGCATCTATGGCTGAAGGTCCACCGATATTGGATACAGCCGATCTATTGAGAACAGCTTCACCGGTTTGAAGTAGAGCAGGTACATCGTCAGACATTGAAGCCCTGAAGTTTCTTCGAAGAGTGTCTCCAACCATGCCGCCATCCAGAAATCCCTGAACCCCCGCTGCTCTGTATCGACTTGCAAGGGGCTTGTTCTTCATTCCGGATGTGACGTTACCACCATCGTGAAAAATTGCGCCCAAAATGCTCCCTAATGCCCCGCCTGCAATAGCCCCCACCTTAGCGCCCGGAACTCCGCCAAAGATAGCCCCGAGTCCCGCACCAATGGCTGCACCACCCGTGAGACCTGCCGTCACCTTTCCGCCTTCTCCAGTAGTCAGGTCTTCGAATATCCTCGCGATACCAGATGATAGTGACTTCAGAATTCCGATTGTTATCGCTTCACCTATGCCACGGAAGACCCCAAGAAGTATTCCCGGAAGACCCCTGATTAACGCGAACAGTCCTCGAGCAAGCGCCTCTATAAGCCTTGGGATCAACCTGATTACTGCGGCAATGATATCCGGTAACGCATCCACAACTTCTTGAACCAGAATCTCAAAGAACTGAGGAAAGTATTCTCCGAAAGCATCGAGTGCTTCTACGAGACCCTTAACCAGGAGAGGGAATACCTCTGGCAGTTTCTCTGTTACAGTCTGGAAGAACTGAGTCACGAGGGGTCCGAGTTGCTCTGCGATATTAAGTGCAGCCTGAACAGACCTATTGATCTCTTCTTCAAGTCTCTCTGCTGCACTCTGTGGCTCATCGCCCTGCTGGCTCCTGAGTAATGCAGCGAGAGCAGCCTGCTCCTGTGCAATCTGGTCATTGGATGCACCGCTTCTTTGTAGTTGAGCAAGAGTAGCCCTCTGAAGCTCGAGTGCTTCCTTCCTGTCTCTCCTGTCCTCTTCCTCCGGAGTATCTGCAAGGACGCCCACGGCTGCCCCTAGAGACCCAAGAAGCCTTCCAATAGGTGCAGATATCGCGGTACCGATTGGTGTAAGGATGTCGCCGATGGTTTTAACGAACAGGTTCGCGACCATAAGGACGCCTTCGCCAGTTACTCGAACAAAGAGATTTGCTGCTCCAACAATCCCGCCGGCAACACCCCGTATGAATCCGCTCTCACTCTCCAGGTTCAGCGAGAATAAATCGCCAAGCTTAGCGTCGATCAGGTCTCTGCCAGCCTGGAATACTGCAGGAAGCTCTGCCACTGCAGATCCAATCGCGCCCGATATCTTTGCACCAAAACTAAAGCTAAGGTCGCCCAGTGCTTGAAAGCTAGAGTCCAGAATCTTACCGGGAACTTTCTCGGTCTCATCTACAAACTTTCCGAAAGACTGATCCAATTTAATCGCCGAGGCGTCTGCCGCTGCAAAAGATCCTGCAAGTCTCTCCACAAGCCCAACAGCCTCTAACAATTCTCCGTCTAGAGACTGAATAAAGTTTAAGGATTCAGGGTCTGTACCAACTGACCTCTTTAATGCGTCCAAGGTGTCCTTTAGGGACTTCCCCGCTTTGGAGACTTCATTAACCGATCCCGATGAGAGAGCTTTAGAAAAAGACTCAAGTGATGCACGCGCCACCTCCTCAAGCCCAGCGGGAGCCTTATCCTTAAGGTCCTTTATAACCTTAAGCAGCGGGTCACCAATCGACTCCCCCGTGATACCTAGATTAGAAAGACGCTCCCTTATCCGGTTCCTAATTGAAAGTATAGTGTCGTCAATTTCCTGTCCCGTCTCAGAGGAGACAAACTTTACGTTAGCCCTAAACTCCTGCCTCTCGATATCCGAAGCAAAGGATTCAAGGAACTGCTGGTTCTTTCTCTTTACTCCTTCAGCGAGTTGATCACTGTAGGTCTTCAACAAGGAAAGTCCGCGCTCCTGCCTCTTCTTCTGAAAGTTCTCTTCAGCCTTCAGAAGCGTGTCGGTACCGTCACTTACTTCCTTCAAAGCGGCAGCAGTTTCCTGGACCACCCGCTCCACGTTATTCTCGTCGGCAAGCCTTTCACGAAGGACGCTTAAATCTCTTGCGTTGGATGCAAGCCTCTTAGCCTCCGCAACTCTTTGTTCGCCAGTGAGAGACTGCAGCAACTTAATCTGTCTTACTAGTCCCTTATACCCCTCCCTAAGCTTGTTTACCTCTGCAGAGGATACGTCAGCCGTTCCATCTAACTTGGTGTCGCTCAAGTCTTGTATAAGCTGCGCCTGCTTTTGAAGCGAATCAAAGGCGTCAGCCTGGCTTTTGTCAAACCTAAACTGTGCGGATTCTACTCCCGCGATATCTCTGAGTACGTCAAGACGCGCCAACTCTTTTGTTACAAGATTGCCAACAGCTCTCGCGTCAGCTTCTTTGTTTTTAAGGGACTGAAGTTCTAGCATCTGACTCTCGGCGAACGCCTGGTTGATGCTGACGTATGAATCGAGAATTTGCTGCCTAAGCCTAATCTCAAGAGCAAGTATATCTGTAATAGCTTTAGATATCTTTGCCGATCTCGCCTTTCTCTTCGACTCCTTTAGTGCCGCTTCAGCAATCTCCTTGGACTTAAGAAGTCGATCATCTTCGTTTTGAAGAAGAGCTATGGCTGACTTGAGTTGCCTTTGCTTAATATTAAGAGCATCCTTGTTACTATTAACGCTTGCAGCAGCAACCTCTCGCTCTCTTACCAACTCCTCTCTAGTTTTCTTAATAATCGATAGGCGATCCGACTGAAACTTTAGAGATTTTTTTGTCTTATCCAAGGACTGCTGTCTTAACTGCTCAAACCCTCCCCCTAGCGTCTTAGCTTCCCCCAATAAAAAGTTAAGATCTGATTGATCCTTTTTCACCTTTCCTGAAGTCTTCAGCCTCTGACGATCAAGCGACTCAATTTCCCTCGTAGAGGACTCAATGCCCTCTGCATACTGAAGGGATTCACGATCAAGTTCCGCCGACCTCTCAAGCGTTCCGTTTAGCTGAGACTGCAAAATATTTAAGGTAAGCTTCCTGGATAACTCTGACTGCTGCTGCTCACTAAGGGCTGTACCGATCTTCAATGCACCCTTAAGACCAGAGACAAACTGTGAAAGCGTCTGGACTGAGCCTCGGCTGCCGTCCCTAAACCCCTCAAGAAACTTTACCGCCGCATCCTTGCCCGCACTCAGCAGTTCATCAGAGATATCCTCAGAGATAATCCCTTCCTTAAGTCCAGAGATGGCATCTATAGACCCTCCCCTAATAAGCGCACCAAGTCTCTCCGAAGCTGGTCCGATAGTATCATCCTGGATAGGAGCCGGAGAAAAGTCGAATCGTGTCCCTTTATTCACTTCTTCAAAAAAGGAGCCCATTTCACTTCCTGAAGAGAAGCCTTTTCTTTCGGCAAGCTTATCCAACTCCGCATTAAGACGTTCGCCCTGAATCTTACCTCGACGCATCCCATCAACAACAAGAGCAATCTCTTTGTTTATGTTGGTGAAGCCGCGAGATGCAAGACGAGCTGAATTCTTTGCAAGATTATCGGTGATCCCGAATCCGTCAGTGATGGGACCAATAATCTGCCCTATCCGGGCCCCCACATTCGCAAGACTGTCTGTAATAAGAGTAACCGTAGGTCCCATTCCCTTTATAGATTTATCTATATTCTCACTCGCAGCCTCTATGCTTGGAGAGTTTTTGGCAATATCCTTGAATGCCTTAACAAGCTGATTCGACCTAAATATTAATAAACCAAATGCGCCAGCCAGCCCAGTAGATAAGGCGACACCAGCGGCGAGACCAGCCTTAGCTAGGCCGGCTAGAGCAGTTGCGCCAAAAAGGGCAGCCGTGCCAATATTTCTTACTACTCCAGCATATGATGTAAATGCCGCTTTAGCCGGAATGAAAGCAGAAAGTGATGCTGCCGCTACCCTCGATCTAATTACGGTAGCTTCGAAGGCGATTAGAGTCTTAGTGGCAGTAGCAATTTTGCCGGATATAGATAAAAATACGGACCCGACCTTTAATGAGGCTAAAACTACTGCAAGCGACTGAATAGATTCCTTAAAATCGGAGAAAAGGGATATTGATCCACGGACAAAGGACTCAATGCTCTTCAATGAGTCAACGGCGAAATCCTCGAAAGCCTTGCCTGAAAGGGTCTTATTGAGATCGCCAAGATCCTTGTTGAGCCTATCCAGTATCCCCTTTGATGCAATGACTGATACACGTCCGATATTACTGCCTAGCTTGGCAAACGTCTCAGAGAACTGGACATCAATCTGCTTATAGGCTTTCGAGGTGTCTCCCGTGGCAACGGTGAGTTGTCGCTGGAACTTGGCGGTCTGCTCAAAGTTCTTACCCACGGAAGCTACAGCGGGTATCAGAGCTCTAACATTTGGGAACAACTCACTTAGGACAGTAATGCTGCCACCGGTAGCCTCAGTGAGATTCTTAAGTGACCCTATAAGTCCACGATCTCGAAGCATCTCAGCACCAAACTTAATCTGCTCCTGTCCAGACTTCTCAAGTTCTACGTTCAACTTTGCTATGGTCTTAGTTGTTTTAGCCGCAGGCTTTATAATTGATCTAAGAATATTCCTAAGACCCGTTACAGCCTCTGAAGGCTTCACACCCTGACGAGTTAGCTGAATGAGCACCGCGAGAACATCATCTAAAGATACTCCGGCAGACGCAGCCAAAGGAGCAATACGTCCAACACCTCTGGATAACTCATCGAACCTAATCCGACCCAGCTTTACGGTCTTGAACAACTTGTCGCTGACCTCTGTGGCAAGTATCGACTCTCTACCGTAGGCATTAAGAACAGAGACAATTCCGTCTACAGCGTTCTCAGTAGTTGTCAGTCCCGCAACAGCAGCCTTTTGAGATGCAGCAAGAACAGCAAACGCACCAGCATTGCCCTCTACAGCCGGAATGCCCGCAGATATTGTCTGATAAAGACCCCTGCTTAGATCGTCCACAGTTTTAGATGTCTGGGTAGATAAATCCAAAAGCTGCTTTTCATAGCTGGCTATTGATACATCGCCCTCCTTCAAGAGCGTGTTTACTTCTGCAAGACCCAACTGAAAGTCGGCAGTAAACTTAAGTGCAGATGCAGCGGCAGCACCAGCGCCGAACACCGCCAATGCACCAGTCGCCTGCACAAGAAGACCTGCGAACGAACCTACCGACGCGCCTATGCCACCAAAAGCTCTAGCCAGCCCAGCAGCATCCCTGTTCGCCTTCTTGGTAGCCACGCCGATCTTGGAGATTGAGGTAGACAGGGAACGCAGCTCGCGTGTCGCCTGAAGGACGTTGATACCGACTTTTAAATTTAATCCAGCCATTTTAATACTCTAGCACAATCTGAGGTACTCTGATATACGTTGAGCACGATATGCAGTTGACACATTATAGGAGAAGAAATGTCAAAAAAGTCTCTCGATAAGTTCCAGGCGTACCGACCTAAGACCGACGAGGTTGCAGTAGGTGACGATGTCTTAAGCCTTAAGACGGCAACCCTAGACCAAGAGTCCAGGTTCCTGTCACTGCTAGATGGTCTTGACATCGGGAAGCTCCTCGAGGCTGTAACATCTCTTGCACCAGACCCGAACGATCCGGATGGTGGCAGTATACTGAAAATTGCACAAGTTGGTCCCCAAATCTGGGATGTTGCACGAAAAGTTCTTGGTAAGCAGTTTGCCCCAGCGGTTAGAGACGGGTCCCTAGTAATGCTCGACACTCGAACAAACCTAGACATTCTAGTTAAAGCTGGCGTAGTCGAAGAGGATGATTCTGAGACAGGTGCCGATGGTGAATACCTTGGTAGCCGTTCAGTCCGACTCTTCATCAAGAACAACCTCACCCTTATCCAAGGCGTACAGATTGTAAAAGCAGCATGGACTCTCAATGGATACGGTGACCTTATGGGAAACCTGATGCCCCTCCAGAACGAGGGGTAGACTCACTCCCTGACTGGATGCCTGATGAGTCTGTCATTGCTACAATGGCCGCGCATGCAGTTGGAATCTCGAGAGACCACTACCTGGTTACGAGGACACGGGAGCAGTTTACCTTAGACGCCCACTCAATAATGAAATCAAGTCTGCTCACCGTTGAAGTTGTCTCCTCAATGTTTGGCGGAGAGTCTTCCGGAGAAGGGGGAATGCAGCCTGACAGAAGAATGGCTGACCCCTATGATGAAGTACGGAACTTTGTACCTGATGACCCAGAGCATGTAGAAAAGGCTGGCCCAGAAATGAGCGACCCTCAGGCTGCCGCATGGGCTAGACGTGAAGCAAGGTCCCATAAACCATACTCCTGGTACAAGATGTCTCCAAATAAGAGATACAATGTAGTGAATCTGGATACCAGAAACCCAAAGAAATTCATGGCTGGAGTGAAGAAGTTCGGAGGGTAAAGGCGACCATGGAGCCAGGACGTAGACTCCATGGTCTGGGGAATGTTTAGCCTTAAGGAGCCGGACTAAAGGATGGCTCATTAGCAGCCGCGTCTGGAAGAGTGCCTCCTTGAGGGTCTGGCGCATACAGGTAGCCTAGAGGCGCAGCAGGGCTACCTCCCATAGAGTCACCACGGTCATCAAGAGCGTTAAACTCGATGGGAGAAGAGATTACCTCAGTTCCGCCGCCAATGGTAAGAGGAGCAGCATTTCGAGCCTTCCAGATAACCATGTCCATGATGAAACCGTCGCATCGGGCACGAAGGGCACGAACTGAAACAAAAGTATCAGTACACTGAGCGCCAGGATAAACAAAGTTGCTCGTAGCCGAAACGTCACCATCAACCGCCAGATGAAGATTACTCTTCATTAATTCCGAAATCTCACCGCTGAACTTCATGCCAACCTGAGTTGGGGTAACAAGCTCAACGACCTGAGGAAAAGTTGTGCCCAAGAACTCGGTGTCTTCACGAGAAATCTCAAGCGCACCTTCGCTAACTACACCTAAGTAGAATGGATCGTTTGCACTAGCAAACCCGTCCTTAACCACGTCGACGTGAGACCAGAACCCCTGGAAAAGGTTCGATGTTGAAAGAACGCTTTGAGCGCCCATTTGTTGATAGTGTTTTGAACCTGAATAATCAGACATTTTAATTCTCCATTAAGTTGTGTAGAACGCAGCCAAACCAGCCATGTCCTGTATTAATTGAAACCTTAGTGTAAGGGTAACACGCCGAAAGTCTTGATAAAAGTCCAATCTACGACGGTCCTCTGGCTCACCAGCCTGCCCCTGACTGTTAATCATATAGATACACATGCCTGCATCCACTGGGTTATTGATGTCCGAATAATCGAATACATGGAAGATGCCCTTCTGGACACCGCCAATCTTTAATCCTGAGAAGGGTGTGAGTATTTCATCTGCAATCTCATCTACAAACATTCCGAACGGATCGCCTGATGCCTCACCCTCTTCACCAACTCGAGAATAACAATCTACCTGAAGCAAAGCAGAACCCTTGCGCCCAGCAGTCTGCTGAAGAAAGGCGGTCTCTGCCCATGCGCGGTACTGCTGACCTGTCGCATCTCGAAGGCTGTCCGGATCGCCATAGTAGTAGTCATGAAATATCGGCGCTTCATACCCATCCACGAGGACCGAGTTACCCATGTAGACCTGGATACTTCTACGGATGTTTGTCCATTTCCTTGCAGCAGACATTATCTGACCCTCGAGAAGCCTGAAGACAACGACGACGACTTGGACCTAGAAAAGCCCGCACGGGATCGGGAGCCTAGTGAAGACTTAACGTTCTCTCGAAACTTAGCCTCCAAAACCTTAAGGGCTTTTCGAGTGTCTCGCTGAAGCTTGTCATTACCTTTTCTAATCATTCCTCTAGCTTCAACGCCTGGATGCATTACTGGACCTGGACCTTCAAACCATCCGCCCGCCTTAAACTGGAATATAAGGTTAGCCACCCGGCGTGCCTTAATAGGATATCTGGACTTATTCTTTCCGTATAGACCTGTTCCGTACTCGAATATCTCGAGAAGCGTAGTGGTGCCCCTGCCTGATTTTCTTGGAGAGTTCGCATAGGGAATCACGTTCTCTATCCGTAAGACAAGCTCGCCCGACTTCTTAGAGCTCCTGACCTTCCATCCAGTAGGCAGTCGTTCACCGGGGGTGTTGGACGCAACATTGTCCCTGACATCTTCCATAATCTTTCTAAATGAAGGATTCATTCTTCGACGAGTATCTCTGTTGACAGCGAGCTTGCCGCCAATTGCGTCAACGATTGCCTCTTTAAGTTGCTTGTCTAGACTTCTTTTGCCTTTAACTAATGCTGAACCGAGCTCAATATTAATCATGTTATCCCATCCCTGGAATAGACTACCCTTAAATGAATTAGCCCTGTTCCTCGAATCGGATTAACAGACTCAATTGAAAAGTAAGCCTCCCCATAGACAGGATCATCAATCTTCACATTATCTGTGACCATGATTCGGTCTGCGGGGATTGTTCCTGCAGCAGGGACATCAGCAACGAGAAGGCTTCTCTCACCCTCTTTGACTCGGACAGCGTTCGTCTCATCTCGAGCTCCTTCCCATTCATTAGGAAGAAAAAGTGTTGCGCTTAACCCATTGAGCCCTGCTACTGGAGACCATTGTGCTGCAACACCAAGCGCAGTATTAGCATCTTGCGTTTTAGTCTTACGGACAATGTCGATGGTTCTTGGTATGCCGCCAGTAGGTTGCTCCACGAGTTCACTGGCAACACGGGCAGCCTGACGCACCAACTCTTGAGAGTACTGCGTTCCTGACAACCCTAGCCAATTATCTAATCCTGTTCGTGTTTCTGCCATACTACCAGCCTACCAAAACATATTATTCAAACGAAACTTATTTTGAATCTTCCATTCCATCATAAACCAGTTTACTCTTGTTGTTTACCCATTGAGAGAAAAGAGAGAAAATGAATACATATTGGAGAGCTGATGGCCTATGGGGATGCAACAGGCATCTCGTAAGCAAGTTTCCCGCCACGCTTAAGAAGTGCTACTATTCTGACTGCGGCAAGATGTGCAGTGGTCGACCCGAGCTTAATCAAAGAGTTGCCCCAGTGGACCTATGTAGTATGAACGGGTGCGGTAAGACTAAGCGGGACGGGTCGAAGTACTGCTCCGATTACTGTAGAAAGAATTATGCTAGAAGTAGATATGCAGAGAAGATGAGGAATAAGAGAAATGGATTACAACAAATCACGAGTTGAGTCAGGCGAGGTTACCGAGTGGATGCTCGAGAGAATGGTTTCACTCTGGCAGTCTGAGAATGGTCTTGTGGCGGACGGGAAGTGTGGACCTGACACGCAGTCAGCATTATTCAATACAAGAGAGTCCGAGATTGAGTACGAGTGCTCATTTCTTGCTGCCGAGTCTCTTGGGATCGCCAAGTCTCAAATTGGTCAGGGTGAAGTTGGTGGAAACAACTCTGGTCCTTACGTTGAAATGCTTCTTCACAAAGAGTACGACGGCGACGATGATGATGATGGTGCATGGTGTGCAGCGTTTGTCTCATTCTGCATTTCTGAGGCATCGGGTGGAAACCCTCCTTTTGAAATGTCGTTTGGCGCTAAGGCTATATTTGGAAACGCTGCTGCCTTTGGGTCCAAGAGTATGACGCCTAAGGCTGGCGATATCGTGTGCTGGGATCGAGGAAGCCTGAACCCTGATGGCACTAAGAGTTGGCAGGGTCACGTCGGGTTTGTCGAGAGGGTTGATGGCGATATATTTTATACCATCGAGGGCAACAAGGGCAGCTACCCTTCTAAGGTTGCCAGGTTCAAGTATGAGCTCAGTAAGGAGTCTAGGCTTGAGGGGTTCGCCTCTTTCTAGAGGTACTTGGTGAACCCGGACTTAGAGTACAGTGACTTTAAGTGCTGCACCCACCTGTCCGCAATTATAGACCAGTCAAAATTAAGAGCGTCTTCCCTGCCCTGCTTCCCTAACCTTTCGCAAAGGTCTGGGTTATCTATTAGTTCGCATAGGTGATCGAACAAATCCTTGTTTGAATTGGCTATGAAGCAGTTCTCTGAGTGCTTGCCGTATTCGTCAATACCTAGATTGTCTGTGGACACTAGAGCACAGCCTGACGCCATCCCCTCTAGACCTGGTAACCCAAAGCCCTGGAAGTCTGATGGCTCAAAGACTATGCTTGCATCCCTCATTATCTCGGCAACCTTATCCTGCGAAACTTTGCCATGATGGATGTGTGAGAACGTGCAGTCTTCTCCAAAGGTCTCAAGGGACACTTCGTCCCCATACCTAGCCTTCAACTTTTGAAAGATAGACTGAAGCCTCTTTGCCCCTCTCCTCGGAGTGCTTGGTCTGTGCATCGAGACAATCTTGATTCTAGACTCGCGCTTTTCTCCAGGATAGAACTTGTGACAGTCCACCCCTACCGGTATGTGAGTATAGGAGCTTATGCCGAGCTCTTTCTTTGCGGAGTCTCCGACCCAGTCCGCGTTGACGATTCTATTGGGAATCTTTGGGTATGCCTCTATTGATCCATTCCTTAGTGAGGGTTTACCGCTTTGCTCCATGAACAGGTCTTCTCTATCCTGCCAGAAGGCAACAGGTATAGCCTTTGCGCCGTCGTTCATAATGTCTGACAGTATCTCTCCCGTGAACCAGTGTGTCGCAACAATTACGCCTTCCTCGCAGTCAGGGTCTTTCGATAATGCCCGAAGGGATGCAGCGTTTGTGTGCTTGTTCGGTCCCGCTAGAAACTTAAACTCGTGAGGCTGGTTTAGACAGTACTCAATGCTCGCGTTGATGCCTCTCTTTGTGAGCTCATTAACAAGCCTTACGACACAGTAGACCCCACCGTATGGACCTATGTTGAAACACAGGAATCGTACAGGCATTGAGTAAGGCTTTAGCGTTGAAGCTACACTCCTCACTCGGTCCATCTTCTTGTCCCAGAGTCTCATCTTAACCTGCTCTCTGAGATACAGGGGCCGCCACCTCTCCAAGAAAGAGTTCATGCCATCACGCTCTCGCTGCTCTGCCTTTTCCATCGTCCCGTGCGACTCATGATAAACATAGACGTCATCCGCCACTATGCATCTCATGCCATCGTTTCTGGCTCTAGCCCAGAGCTCACACTCCTCGCCGTATCCATCACCATAAATGTCGGCGTCAAACGGACCATGCTTTTTCCACAGGTCTCGCTCGATCAAGAGGCAATTCCCGACACTTGTCACCGCATCTGGATAAGAAGGTGGAACCATAGATGCAGCCACAGCGGCAGACATATAAGATACTCGACCACCCAGACGCCTCATTCCATGAGACTTTTCCATCGACATGGGTAAGCTGATTATTGCCTGCTGGTTCGATACCGGATTTACAAGTACAGCGTTATTTCTTATCGCCCCACGAACCATCCCAGAGAGCCATCCTGCGGTTACGATGATGTCACTATTCATGGTGACGACATAGTCTGCACCATCATAGAAGGCTTTCTTGATCCCCTTGTTTACACTCTTCAGGTATCCGATGTTCTCATGCTCAATAACCTCCCACCCATTCCGCTTCGCCGTCCCGTTGATTAGAGAAGAGCTGTACTCATCGCTCCCATCATTTACCAGGTATACATTAAGAAGCTTGGGGTAAACGGTTTCCTCGAGAACAGACTGCAAGCAGTCCATAAACCTGTCCGGCTTATTGAAGATCGGGATCACTATTGCCGCTGACGGCGGAGTGAACTCTATTGGCTCAACATTGGGCCACCTAACTTCGCCAGCATTTGAAGACCAGCCTAGCCAAGGTCTACTCTTGAACACATCGAAAACCCACGATGGCCCTGGTTCCCGGTCAAGACTCGGAGACAGTATAACCTCCGGATCAACATAGTCGCCATTGTTGACAGGGCAAGTGTTGACGTATGGAAGTGGAGCATCTATTCGAATCTCAATAGAGGAAGGAGTTTTCGGACCCCTTCTTACTATAGGCGATTCGGCAGAGCTGACATT